TGTGATTAGTAACAATCATTGGTACTTTTGCTTTACCTAGTTTCAATGTCAGAACACGAAATGCCGCTTTAGTTAACTGCGCCCTTGTCATGTCTCTAGTCTCTTTACCATCTGCAGTATCTTCAATTTCTTTTGTTGTTGATAACATACCAAGACTATCAAGTACAAACATCAGTGGTTTACGGTCTGCTTCTGATTGTTCGATGTACTTGTCAAGAATTTTAATGCCTTGTGTACGAAACTCTTGTACAGTAGTCACAGGCATCATGACGATACGATTTGTATCGATACCTCGTTCTTCAATCATGTCTTTAGTCAATGCACTTTCAGTTTCAAAGTATACGACACCTGCATCAGGATTCGTATCTAAGAAGTACTTGACTAGACCGAGGGCGAAGAAGGTCTTTCCAGTTGCGGATTCTCCAGCGATTGCTGTAATCTTGTTAGCAGGCAGACCGCCATAGATACTACCACTCAGTAGTGCGTTAAAGATGTAAGACCCGGTGTCGATGAAAGTTGAAACGTCTCCTGCTTCTACTCCATCAGCGACAATGCCAGCATACTCGTTCTTACTTTCTTTAACGATATCTTTTAAAAAATCATTCATAATATCTCCTATTGTATTATTGTACTATACACTATTATCTTGTTAATGTCAACTAAAAAAGTCATCAAGCGTGGCAATCTTTTCTAACTGCCATTTAATACTATCTGCAATAAATGTAAGTGGGTCTAAGAATGCCTTTTGAAATTGCATGTCATAATCAATATATCTATGTAAGTCAAACTCTTTAGGGAGAGTTGAAAGAAAAGATATAATATTTTCACCGATAGGATTAGGCATCTTCAAGTGAATAAACTTAATCTTCTCACCATCTTTGATAAGAGGATATCTTTCAGATACTTTCTTATCTTTGACCATCTTGTTATACATCAGAGTACCACGCACATGCATCGGTGTACCCTTAGTGTAGACTTTCATTTCAGATGCATACTTCTGTACACCATTCACAGAGCGAGGGAACGCAATGTCTTCTGGAGGCATCTCTTTAAATTCTTCACGACACTTTTCAATGTACTCAATCAAATCATCATTCGAACCATTCACAACAACTTTGATTGCTTCTTTCAACATCAGACGAACAGGCGCGGGTGTTGAAGATTTGACAACCTCAAGTCCCATAATCTTGAGTTTTGGTTCAGCATATTGAACACCCTCAGAATTATGCACATTCAGAATGTATCTTTTCTTAGCAGTCCAGATGCCTCGGTCAGCGATAACCTCTCGCTTCATAAACATCTTTTGCTGATATGCATTCATATAAGAAGCAAGGTCTTGATAACTCTTATCAATAAACGGTTCCAACTTCTCGGAACCCACTCTATCAAGAAATCTAACAATCTTAGGCGTGAGTTCACGACTTTGATCCTTCGATAGAGGTTCTCCCTCATTAAACACTTTTTGTACCAGTCCACTAAGATTAATGTAAACCGAATCCGTATCGCTTGCAATGACATAGTTCGCTCCATCAGTTTTCAGCAAGTTATTAAAGTACTTATTAATAGCATTCTCAATCCAACGAATAGACAACTGACCAGAAAGTGTGATGCCTTCTGCTTGTCGAATATCGAAATATCTAAAGTACTGATTACCCAAAGCACCATAAGCAGAGTTGAGAGCAATCTTCTTTGCTAACTGAATGTTATGATTTCTTGCAATAACTTTCTGCAACTCAGGTTTCTTTGTAATCTCATATTCTTGTTCTGCTTCAAGCATCTTCTTCTTATAGAATGTTCGACCTTCGTAAATCTCTTCCATCATAGCAGGAAGAAACCCTTGAAAGTCTTTTCTAAAGAATTGACCATTCGCCGCCATGCAATAACCTTCAGTATCGATTTCTTTCTTTGCAAGCAGGTCGTCAACAGAAACATGCACACTCTTCTCAACAATAGTGTCAGGAGAGATATTGTACTGCATAATCAAATGTGGGTATAGAGAGTTCAAGTCAAAAGACATGACCCACTCATGTTGTCCAATCACAGGGTCTTTCACATACGCGCCAGCATAACCATCAGACTTCATACCCAATCTCTTAGGTGGAATCACAACACCACGCTTACGCAAGTGATTATAGATGAGCATATCCCAACAGCGAACTTGTGAGAATACATCTTCATAGTTTACGCGAAAGTCATATGCCATCGTCAAGCACAAGTCAATAAGACCAAGTTTGTCTTCAAGTTGTGCTACGAGTTCAACGTCACGAATATTATAGTCTACAAACTTCTGCCAGTCTTTTGTGTAGAAGTCTTTGAAGTTTTCAAACTCATCATGATTAAGTTTCTCTGCGCCGAGTTCAGCATTAGCAATAAAGTCAAGTTTGAAACTCTCATAACCAATACCGCGATACTTACGAAACAGGTCAAGATAATCTAGACCAGCAAGACCAAAGATATCATAGTACTGTTGTTCGCGACCTTGAATAGTTACCTTACCACCCTTGACAATCTTCCAAGGTGATAGATATCGAACTTGGTCTTCACCAAGCAATCGCTCTACACGATTTACAATGTATGGGATATCAAAGAACTTTGAATTCCAACCAGTCAGTACATCAGGTTTAACTTCATCCAAATAGCGAATAAAGTCTCGCAACATATTATGTTCGGACTCAAAATATCGATAGTCTACATCATCACGTTTGTTGTTGTATGGGTGAAGACCCCATGTAGTATATTGACCATTGAGACTATTGCGAACAGTGATGAGTAGAATTTGTTCGTTAGCAGTTTCGATGTTTGGGAACCCATACTCAGTAGAGGTCTCAATGTCAAGTGAAAGAATTGAGATTTGACTAGTATCAAAATCAATATCATTCTGTTCATAGAAGTTGTCAGAAATCCATTGATATTGAAATTGAGTTTGACCATATACTTTGAAGTTTGATACTTCTTTGTAACGCTCTAAGAATTCTTTACTCTCTTTGATACCGCCAGGTTGTACTGCGCCGACATATTGACCATCAAGAGTTTTATACTCTGTGGGTTCTTGGGATGCTAGAAACAGTGTGGGTGAGAACTCTTTATGTCGTTCCATGATGCGTTGACCATAGTTGTCAACACCACGAACTAGAATATTATTACCCCATTGCTGGACATTTGTATAGAACTTCAAGAAGTCACCTCACATTTACATTATTATAATACTATACACGATTGCGTATAGTTTGTCAAGTCTTTTATTGTCTTTTACCCCTTTAGGAGTTGAGATGGTGATGGTGGTACTACAAGTCCACTGCCGAATGCTTTGTTGTATCCGTTCAGTAATTCGTTGTTTGGTTCTGCAACATAAACAATTGTATGTTTACCAATTTCTAAATGGTTGTCTGTATATGGACAATAAGGACCCATCTGAACAGACATGTTACCATTTTGTCCTGGCGCCATCATTACAATAGCAGGTTTATCTACATGGATGTGAGTATCATTTTCACTTTTTACTTTAGCAATAATCTCTTCACCGTTAATCATTTTAATCAATTTAATATTAAGCATTATCATCTTCCTGTAATAGTTCTTTTAAGACTGCAATTGCGCCAACAGTACTATTTGCTTCACGCTCTAATTGCGCGATTGCACCTTGATATTGCTTAATTGCTGATTTTTGTTGTTCAAATATTTCTTCTAATTCAGATATTTTAGTTTCGATGATTGATTTGGAAACATTCATCTTTTCAAGTTTATCCGTAACTGGTGTTTTTTCTGCCATCTGGTTCTCCATAATTTAAAAATGAGCAGTTTTATCACATGCTCAGGTGGTGCCCTCCGAAGGATTATTTAATATCAATCTTCTTAGGTAGTTTCCCCTCAGGAATGATACGCTCAAGTTCAACCCTCAACATACCATCTTTGAGTTCTGCTCCGTTGACAACAACTTCATCAGCAAGAGTAAACTTTCTAGTGAAAGAGCGATTAGAAATACCTTTCCAAATCGACAACTTATCTTTAGTGTCCTCTTGTTTTTTTGATTTGATTGTCAGACAACCTTCTGCAAAATCGATTTCAATATCATCTTTACTGTAACCAGCAAGTGCCATTTCGATAGTATATTTATAACCATCTTCAGCATCTTTGACAATATTGTATGGTGGGAACCCTGTGGATTCTGCCTGATGTGTCGCATAGTCCCACAACCTATTGAAGGTGTGGTCGAATCCAACAGCATATGGGGTTAGTAAGTTTTGGTCAAACGATTGTAACGCCGACCTTAGTGTGGTTAAATTAGTCATGTTTTTATCTCCTATTAAGCAAGACTGTTTATAAAAAGAAGACCCTACCATAGGCGTCTTCACATAATATATATATCATCAATCATCATAATATAAAACTATTTAGTCAATATTTCCGCGTTTCCTGCAATTGATACCCTTAAATTTTCACTGTGATAAGGTATCACTTGATGCTGTAACCAACTAGGGAATACTAACATATCTCCCTCTTCTGGTGATATGAAATATAAATTCTCATTATACTCATTATTTTCACCATAAAAGAACTGAATATCACCAGCATGTGGGAAGTCATTTATTTTTGGTTTGTGAGCATAAACAATAAATGATATACCCTTGGCATGTATATGTCTAGGTTGCCATGTATTAGCAAGTTGTCTATTTGCCCATATAGAATATACGGTGATAGATTTTCGTTTATAATCTCTTGCTTCCACAGGTTCATTATATAATGCAACTAAGTAAGATGAGACTATAGAAGTTATTTCTGTTTTAACATCTGCTTGAGAATGAAACCATTTATATAAGTCATAACTCTTAACAACAGAATTTTTAGTATCTTCAACCCAATTAGGATCACCTAATACAGGAAATGTAGGTAATAATTTTCCATTATAATCCAAACTTGCAAATTTATCTTGAAAACTTTTAAGTGTTTCATTCGAAACTTTTGTTTTTAATATTGCAGGTCCGAAAGGTTTTATAATATCAATATCACTATTAGCAAAACTTATTTGCGTTTCAAGTGATGCCATAAAGTCATTCATTTAAACTGTCTCTTGTTTTTTCTTCCCAATATTGTATTTTGTTTCTAGAACCCACTCGTTCTTCTCTTTGAACGCAATTACTTTAATCTGCGATAAGGGTGCTTGAACATCAATCTTTGCTTCATTGATTACAGATACAAGTCCCCAATCACTTAGTAATTTTACAATTGTGTTTCTACGACTTTGGTCTTCATCTGAAAAGTTTGTTTGCTTGCCATCTAGTCCAAAAAGTTCTTTGAAATGTACAATGAAGTATCTACCTTGCTTATGTAAGATATGACAAGACTGATATAACTTTTTATCTTTCTTAGACGCAATCCCAATTCTAGAAAGCGTTTCTCTAATTTTTAGAAAATCATCAGGTTGAGAAAGTTTAACCTCAACCATATTTTCAACTGTCCACTCATTCATTTTGCTCCACCTTTATTTAATCTTTTTCTTATAAGTTCAATTTGTTTTTCAGAAAGGATAGATAGAGCAGAAATTGCTTTTGGGTATGAGTAGTTGAAGTATGCTTTTATACATTCTATATCGTCACTCTTCTCAAACTTCTGCCATTTATCAAATCGCTTTCGCTTACTTATACTATTTAGTAAATAATCAAATTGTAACTTTTTAGCAAGGTGTGGGCGTTGGTTCATCTCATTCGCTTGCAGTACGGTATCAATACCCATACTCAAACCTCTATTGACAATAAAAGCATTGTAACTTTTTTCTGTCAAATCATCAACAATCAAATTCTCTTTAGTGTAATTGATTGCTTTAATATATTCAAAAGGATTATCGGTCATCACGTTTTACATTCCAAAAAAATACTTGATTAAGTCTCCAGTTTTTTGTATACACTTCATGATTACTTATATAACCACCATGCATATACCATCCAGGATATACAACAAGTCTATTATACTTAGCATCAACAATATCATACTTGATGCCAAGTGCGTTTAAATCTACACGAATATCATTCTCTTCTTTATATCCTAGAGTGGTTTCAATTTGCAATTTACCATCTACATGATAGAATGCAGTTCCACCTTCAGAATGCTTATCTAGATATACGATACCCGCAACTTTAGTGTCACTATCTGTGTGAGGAAATTGTTGAAAGTTTTGTGTGGGAGTTTCAATCCATTTGAATAAATTAAATCTACCAGGTTCTGGACTTCTTACAACTTTACACATGTCGAATGATGCATCAATCGCGTCCCATATAATCCTTTGATTATTATTTTGTGAAGTATCGTTACTATAATTATCTTCTATAGTCAAACGACAATCATAATATTTTTCAAAGTTAAAAGATGGTAAGTTTTTATCCAAGTAATTCTTTTTGAATGCAGGTACATGAGCATCAATTAACATATCATGAATAGCATCTGGATTTTTATAGAAGTTATCACAGATAAAAATAGGACCTATACCATCAATATTATATATTTCAACTTCAATATTACTTGAGACTGAAAACATCTCCATAGGAATATAAGGAACAGGCATTACTTAAACTCACAATCGACCATGACTTCAGTGAAGAATGCTACCATGTTTACTTCTGGATCAGCAACATGAACATGTTTATACTGATAATCAGCAATCTTCAATACACAAGCAGGAACAGATTGTGGTTGTAAAGTTTCAGTCATAGTGTCGTAGACTTTACGAAAGATGTCTGCGGCGTCACTTGTATTAACAGTTTCAGCAACCCACTTACGCATCTTCTGAAAGTCTTTGTCTTTACAGAACTGAATAACTGCCTTGATTTCAACATCACCACTATTGCTTGCGCTTTCAGCATCGATAGTACCACCGATAGAAAGTTTCTGCAACTCGTTAAGAGTTCTGCGATAATCAGGAAAGAACTTCATTAGAAGACCAGCAACCGTACCTTCATCGTATGAGACATTCTCTTGTGCTAAGATATCTTGCACACGCTTGTTGAAGCGCATAGCAATCGCAGGACGCTCTTGCTTGGGAATGTTAAACTCAATAACAGAACAGCGAGAATGTAGTGCGGGAATAATCTTATTCTTGTAATTACAAGTAAAGATAAATCTACAATTCTTACTGAACTCTTCGATGAAGTTACGGAGTGCTGGTTGGGTAACGGCAGTTAGATAGTCTGCTTCATCATAGATGACGACCTTGCCTTTACCTCCAAATGATACAGTTGAAGCAAAATTTACAATCTTAGTTCGTAGAGTATCAATATCTCCTTCGGAAGACCCGTTGAGAATAATCCAATCGTACCCCATTTGCTGGCATAGTGCTTTTGCTACAGTAGTCTTACCTACGCCAGCAGTTCCACACAACAACAAGTTTGGTATTTCACCTTGTGTAACAAAGTCAAGAAAAGTCTTCTCTAAATGTTTAGGTAAAATAGCATCTTCTACAGTCTGTGGACGATACTTTTCGACCCACAGAAATTCATCACTTTTAATATCCATTATATAATCCTCGTTGTTAAATTAACCTTCGTATGTGCTATCAGTCTCCAATGCAACCCAATATTGTAGGTTCTTATTAGCATTGACCCAATGTGAGATATTTTTGCTTGAAACAGTCAAGTCATACTCACCAGGAATCATACGCAGGTTATCACGCTTGAAGTAGAAGTTGAACTTAGTTCCATTACCTTCTGCAACTTCAACATCAAAACGATTTGATGTTTGGTTCTTCTTATCAGTTGCGACAAGATTAATTGTATCACCATCAGAGACAAGTCCAACGTCAGGAAGTTGCATAATGTTTGATGCTTTGAGCAAGTCAGTGTAGTTCGATTGTGTGATGCGAACCTTCACTTCTGCACTAGGCATAGTGATAGTTTTACTTGGAGACACAACCAGACTAGCATCAGCATACCAGAACTTAGAACTCGACTTACCTTGTGACACTGTTAAGTAATCATCGCCAAGAGAAATCTCTGGTGCTTCATATAGTGATAACACACTCAATAAAGAGTTCAAGTCATAGATAGCAAACTCTTTTTCAAAAGTTTCTTCTACTGTTGCTTCTGCTAGAACATTTTTCATTACTGAAATAGTTTGCAGTTTCGTACCTGGTTTAATAAGTAGGTTCTCATTAATCTCAGAGAAGTTTTTCAAAACTTCAAAAGTTTGTTTACTAATTTTCATTACAAATCCTCATCATGTATATACAGTTGTATTAGTGCGTAGTGTAGAACCTTCAACAGGTCTTTGCGGGCATCACTAGCAGTACCCTTTTTGCCGTATCGTTGTGCATACTTTAGTACGTTACCGATACAGAAACCAGTGCCGTGTCCACCATCAATGATGAACTCGGTTGCTTGAAACTTGTCTTTTGAATAGTGACCATTCTCATAGGTGCTATCAATGTATGCTTGAAACTCTTCAATAAGTTTCTTCTCATTAAATTTATAATCGATTGTCTTCATATTCTCACTTTTCTCATGGTAAAAGTGGGTGGGGTTGCCCCCACCCATTAGGTGACTATAATGATGAGTTATGCGCCACGCATCGCAGTTACACCAGCGGCGATGACTGCCTTTGATGGTGTACCAACACGATATGATACAGTACGCTTACCTGTTACAGGGTTCGCATAAATCATATTACCTTCAGCGCGAAGTTCACTGATACGGCGAGACACGTTGACTGTATCAGTCCGTGCTTTCCGTGCAAGTTGCTTGCGGGTGAAGGACTCACCAGTTGAAAGGGCATTCATAATTTTTGTCTTTACAGACGTTTTTACTTTTGACATATTATATTCACTCCATTAAGTTATGTTAAATGTCGAGGTGCCGACATGACACCTCTATCAATTGTTTTAAGTATACGCTTAAAACGGGGTTTTGTCAACAACTTCTTCGGTGCCGACTACACTTTCACCAGTACCAAAATCAGTACCGATGGCATCTGCATCAACCTTTGAGTAAAGGTCGAGGAAGGCAGATTTGGTTTCATCGTCAAAACGATTAATACACATCTGGATCGCTTTTGTGCGATTGTTGAAGATTGTGTATGCTTTGACGATGTGGACAAGGCGGCGAGTTGCAATCAACTCATCGATGCCTCCATCCATGAATGTCTTACGAATGATATCTGCCCACTTGGTCAGTTTATCAGCAAAGTCCATATCTTTTGAACCGGCAGAAGTCAACTCCTTTTCAAGGATTTTCTTTTCGGTTGCAATCGATGGATACTCTTGCTCAATCGTAATTGGGAAACGCTCAAGGAACGCTTCGTTTAGAATGTTAGTGCCAATGAAGCGTCCGTCTTCACTGCCTTTACCTTTAGTATTGGCAGTAGCGACAATCTGAAATCCTGGAGCAGGTTCAACGAACTGATTAATCTTTTTAAGCAGAACACCTTTACCTTCGAGGATTGGTTGAATGCACATGATTTTGTTAGACGCAAGGTCAACTTCATCAAGGAGCAATACAGCACCGCGCTTCATTGCTTGGACAACAGGACCATCGAACCAGATAGTCTCACCATCTTTAAGACGGTAACCACCTAGCAGGTCATCTTCATCGGTCTCAATAGTAATGTTGACGCGGAAGAACTCGCGGCGCAAGGCGGCGCAAACTTGTTCAACCATCATAGTCTTACCATTACCAGATAGACCAGTGATAAAGATTGGATAGAACATCGCGGATTTGATAATGTTCTTTACATCACTGAATTGTCCAAATGGGACATAATTTGGATATGCCGTTGGAATAATATTATTAATTGTAGTATCGGCAATAGAAATTTTCTTAACAGGTTCAGTCACAAGGGTCTCCACAACAGCATTAGTTCGAACCGTTGCTACCGGAGCAACTTGAGTACTAACAGGATTTGATACTAATGAATATAACCCGTTGCCGAGTTTGAACTCATCTGATTTTACAATCCAAGAAGGAGCATATTTCATACCCAACTTGTTTGCAACTTCAACCAACTCGGACCGAGTGAAATCAGTCTTGGTTGGAAACATCTCCGCGGCAGTGCCGAGGAATTCTTCACGCTTATTCATCATATTTAGTCACCTCATTCATCATCATTATGTATACATTATCGCATATTTTTTAGAAGAAGTCAAGCATTATCCACACGATTTATGGTAATAATGTGAAATATTTTTCTAATTATGCGGCAATCTTGTCAATAAATTTGCTCAAAATCACACGGTTCTGAAGTTTTCCTTTGGTCAGTTTCTTGAATGCTGTGGTCAACTGCGCTTTAGTAGCATCACTATCAACTGTCAATTCTTCTGGACCAACCTCTAGGTGCTTACCACCTTTCAGAATATAGAACTCATCCAGACCACTATTATGAGCAACTACAGATTTTTCTTTCGTAAACACTTTACGAAACTCATCGTATCCACCAAAGAATGCAGTAGTTGTTTCTAACTGGGAATTAGTCGCCACAAAGTTTTCATATGCATATTTTGTATCACTGCCGCTGGCGATAAAGAAACCAACTGTAGTGCAACCAGTAACGGAGCGCAAAGAACCGAATAGTGCTTTAGTAATACTCATTCTACGGCGATACCCAAGGTTCGAAACTCTAGAAATTTCAGTTTCTTTTCTGGCAGTCTTATCGCGAATTCTCAAACTGCCAGCATAAAGATTATCATGAACCGAATAATCAGGACGCTCTATATCACTATAAGCACCACTAATGGTGTGTGATGAACCATCAGTCAAAAATACTGCATTGCAAATTTCGATACGGTTCTTTGACTTGAATTTACTAACTAGTTTGTGAGCAACAACCAATGCGGAATCAAGAGGTGTACCACCAAGATAATAGTTGCGAGGAAGTCCCCACCAACGAAAGTCACCAGAGGTTCTACGCTCAAACATTGATGACATTGCCAAACAGCATTCTAATGAATTCTGAAATGCGACATTATTCATCTTGTCACCAAAAAGTTCTAGGAGTGTTACACCACTACAATCAATTTCATTATAGTTTGTTGATTGTGAATTCTTTGGTAGACCTTCTGCCCTTCTAACAGACTTTTCATATTCACTAGTGAATGCATATGCTGAAAAAGGTATGTTTGCTTTTTTACAGAATAGCGCAAGACAAAGCAATTGCTCCATAGTGCCTTTCATATTTTCTGCCATAGAACCAGACCAATCAAGGAAGAATACGATACCGTGGTTCTTACCGTTAGGAATGCTCATAACTTTTTTGAAAATATCTTCATTGTACTTGTAAGAATATAATTTTTCAGTGTTAAGAACACCAGTCTTATTCTCACTTGAACGAACATATTGCATCGCCGCTTTTTTCATTTCGAATTCTTTGTGAAGGTAGTTGATTACCTTCTGGTTCTTTGTTTTAAATTCTTTAGCGGTCAGCGTCAATGCTTTACGGCGCGCGAAAGAAGAAAAGTCACCATTACCACCAAACCAATGTTCATGTAACTCCTTAACAACATTATCGTGACTGATAATAAAATTCTCAAGTTTTATATCTTTTGGAATGTCAATATAACCAATCTGCCGCTCAGGATCAGTAATGATATTCTCGCGCATACTTTTACGCGATGCAATATCTGTTAACGCACCAGGACCAGATTGCTCTTCTGGTTGTTGAGAATCCATAGGAGTTTCAACATCATCATCTATACTAGGACCTTTTGCTTCAGGCAATTGGTCACCTTCACCTTCTGATGCATCGGATTCGGAATCATCAGTATCACTTAACTGCTCTTTACCTGATAGAACACTATCACCAGACTGAGCATTATCTGACTGTTTACCTTCGCCAGTATCTTTATCTTCCTGATCCTTCTCATTTTGATTTTCAGTAGCACCAGTACTTAGATAATCATCCATTGACATATCGTTATCATTAGATTTTTCTTCTAACTCGTCTTTACAGTACTCCCAAATTTCTTCGGTTAACTGTAGAACCTCATCAAAGGTTTCTGTTTTTTTCGCTCTGGCATTGAATTGCAATTCTTGTTCGTTGAATTGAATATCAATTTGAGTGCCTAGTTTTGCTTTGATGTTAAGACGGTCAATGTATAGCATTTTATCAACATCACGCTCGGCGATATTGAAGAAATCTGCGGCGTTCAGTTTTGAATATGCAGAATAGAAGCACTTTCGTAAACCAGGATAACGGTCTTGAATTTTTCTTTCGATACGAACATCTTCTACAACATTAACGAAAGAATGAAAATTCTTAGGTTTATCTTCTAGAGTTGCTAGACCATCCATTGGCGTAAAGAGAGCATGAGAAACCTCATGACCAACAAAGAGGTCAATAACATCTTGGTCAGTATGCGAGTAATTAGGAAGTAAGAGTATACGGTTTTTTACATCGAAACTAGCAGTCTCGACATTTGCGAATTCAACTTGCAAGTTTTCCATTGCAAGCAATTTTGCAAGGTTTGACTTGACCTCTTTTACTTTGTATTCGCTAAAACTCATTACGTCACCTCTTTTCTCATCATTATGTATACATTATCGCATAATTTTGAACTAATGTCAAGCGATAATTGCACTAATTACGGCAAGAATGAAAAATAATCCGAAAAACACTCCAACTGTTGCAAAAATGCAACACATTGTCCAGTAAATAATTCTGAAAGGGAGTGTTAGTCCAAACCATAGTGCTTCAATAATCATCATCATAGGTAAACTATACCACAGAATTATTTATATGTCAAGCACTATTTTTAAAGATTGATGAAAATATTTTATAATTTGGGTTATGTGCATTCGATGCGAAATGAGCATATCTGGGAGATAGTACTTGATTTTTATCCGCAATTTTTTCTACGGCAAGTACAACATCTTTTGTTATATCGCTATGATATACCTGCTTCAATCCATGAGTTTTCACTAAAATTTCTTCATATCGCTTATATTCTTCTTGGTCGGCAGTTTCTTGAATAATGATTATAGTACCATTATCCGCAACTGCTTGGCGCAATCTTAACAATAATGCACTCTTATTATCATAATCATTGAATGCATTCATAGAAAAAATCAAGTCTGCATTTATCTGTTTTGACATAATAAAGTCTTTGTAGAAATGGATATTACTATGTCTAATCTTACACTCATCTATCAACTCTTGGACATTACTATATCCAATTACTTTCTTAAATCCATATTGTGCTTTTAAGATAGATGCGCCATATCCCTTACCGCATTTTATATCCATTACAGTTTGCTCTTTTGGATTCACGATATAAGGTAACGCATAATGACGATAGGTGTTGTAGGCATATTTTTCAATGCCTACAATTTCATCATAATTATATGCCGTGTCAAAATCCTCATATGGAACAGGAGGATTATTGAATAGATTTCTACTTTTTATAAAAAACGAATATTGGTTCATATTTTAACCAGATGCCATTCACTTTGCAAAAATTCTTTGCTCGTGGTTTGCCTGTCTCCTCATCAACTCTGTTACCACCTGGCATCTGTGCAAGTGCCATCTTTAAGGTAGTAACATATTCAAAACCAAGTTCTTCACAAATTCTAATGCTGTCACCTTCAAGAGGTAGCATTTCATTGCCAAACTTTGCGTCAGCGATATTCCACAATAAGTATCTATCACTCTTTAAGTATTTATATGCATTCTCTAAAGTCGGTTGCAAGAACCCCTCTACCCATGCGTCATATTGTCCGAACTTCTTATATGACTGCTCCTCATCTTCACTATACGCTTCTTTCGCGAAATATGGTGGTGAAGTGAATACCATGTCGATGCTGTTTTCCTCACACGCAAAGGTCTCTGAACCGACTTGATGAATTTCGTATGTGTTTGTGTGTGGGAAGAGTCCGTTACCTCTGTATGTTTTTTCATTAAAAAATCTCGCTAGTTCTTCGTATTTTGTTGACTTGGTACCATCTTCCAATACAACAGTGTGGTCAGTGTTGGGATCAGTACCAATATAATGTATTGAACGGTCATCACGAACAGACATAGCACCCAGAATGCGACCACCCCAACCAGCACTAGGGTCCCAAATACGAATAGTAGACTGGTCTTTAAAATGTTCAGTATATTTCTCATAAAGATACTTTGCTGTAAGAGGAGGAAAATTGACTGCATATTGACACCATGAAATTCTAAAAGGTTTGAAACCTAATGGAAAGATTTTCTGACCTTTCTTAAAGTACATAATTTGATAAACATCGAATTCTTCTTTCATGTTCACTTTACACTTATCAGGAATGTTCAGTGTTTCGATTTCATCTCTCGTTAGAGTTAACCAATTTACACCTCGTAGTTTATCATCATAACCTGTGTACTCTTGCTCTTTATCAGGTTTCAACCAGTAATCATGTGTATCGTATGTGCGACATGTAGTTTCAAACCAATTAATAAAATCAACACCCCTATTAGCAGTGTGACGATTGGATCCAAACTCCAGTAGTTCGCCCGCCTTAATAGGGTTAGAATAATGATAGAAACTATCGCGCTTGAAATGACGGTGACCATATGTGTATACCTTTTGAAATAAATCTTCATCAACAAAGTGGTCGTAGATAGATTTTGCTTTGCTGATATCGTTATAAACAATCTTTGTTTTCATCATTGTAGGAAAGAACTGATTAGCGGCATTACCCACTACACTAGTGTTACGAATAACATCAGTTTCACCTGTCTCTTCATTATAACACTCAAAGTCTTTCACATTGAATGATGACATTTTATTGAACTGGTCAATAATGCTTTGCTCATCCCAACCAACTCTAGGTGGTAGACCAAGCGTATCCCATGAGTAGACAACTTCTCTACGCATATCGCGCAACCACTGTCTGAACTCGTCATCTGTCATCCATAGAACCTCTTCGAATGTCTTGTTGACTTCGTGGTCTAATAGATAATTATTCTTCTCATAAAAATGCTTCATACTATAATCTCAACTTTACTAATTTATTCATCATACACTATATAGGAAACTTTGTCAAGCGTTATCTTGTTTCTTCCAGGTAATATTCATACATTTCCAGGCAAGAGTAATTCTCAAGTCTGATTTATTTTTAGGTGCAAGTCCTCTATGAGTATGAATTGAAGGAAACATTACTAATCGACCTGGTTTATAATCAATTTCTTCGCGCATAAATTCAAAGTTACCTATCAGGTCTGTATTTAAATAATTTGGCATGTATAATAAAGTCCATAAGTTTTTACCAATACTCTTTGTTGTAGGCACATCAGAATGAAGTGTTCCGTCTAACTCATATGTGTGTCCGTTAAGATAAATGTCATCAACTTCATTTAGGTGATACTGAAATTCTCGTTGTGCTACTAATTGAATATATGTAACTAGAGGATCATCTTCAATCTTCATTCCCATTTCACTATCTATTGAAATCCAGAAAATGCTCTCATCGTTTACCGCGCCACTACGATTACCATACTTCCAATTATATCTCTTAGTAAAATATTCACTTGACCACTGAATGAAAGTCTCATCAAATGCCCCATCAACAATAAGAACGTCTGCCTGCAATTCATTATTAATTTCAATCATTTCTTTCTCCTATGCCGCAACATTCCAAAACAAATTGGTTTTGCTTCTATCTATATTTTCTTGTATTACTTTCCATGCTTTTGCGTCATATTCAGGCGCAGATGGAAATGGTGGTGCTTCAGATGCTTTCACAGGTTTATCATACTTGTATGCAGTCTCCCACAACTTCGCACGACCAATCTGCCTTTCATCTAACTTATGACCCGTCTGTATCACATGTACTTCGGACTCTGGGAATGCAAGTTGCAACCCTCGGTTCAGTGTTCCTGATGACCCTACTGTCCAGATTACGTCTGGCACTAGCGGTAGCGACTGCGCTACTTTCACTATACTTCCGAGAACCCAATCGTGTTCTAGTCCTAAAGGCAACGTCCTGCGGGTTTGCGGACTCTCTCTGCGGTATCGCTCTGCTCTTGACAGAGTAACATTTAGCATTCCCATCTTCACCCATTCGATACGACCTCCATACTCCATGTACTTTTGCTGATGCCAAGTTGGTTCTTTTCTATCTGCCCAAAAACAAGTTGATTTTTTACCATACTTTTGACAAACATATGCTAATGAGATTGGACCCCAACCTACTTTGTTCGAACCACCGAACACCCACTCTTCGCAATCGGTATCCCGTATGAGTTTATCGATGAACCGCATTTTTGAACCTGCAGGTAGTAGGTCGTCCCGAACCACGATAACATCATCATGATTGCTAAGAACAGGCGCATCATAAGGGTCTTCCCAATCATTGACTAACTCTAAATAATCTTCTGCATTTATCATTTGCTTCAATATCCACTACTAAATGAATTCTAGTATCATCACCATTATTCACTGCCATGTGTGGTTTTCGAATATCGAGGTACCACAGTTCACCTTCTTTCATATTAACTACATTCTTTACACCATGCATTGACCATGATGTGAACTCCATATTTGGATTCGTAATCACCGGAATATGTAGACGCATCATAGTGCCATCTGCTACTCCAAGATATGGATCAACTTGGTCTGTATGTCTACTCAATTCACCGCCACCTGGAGCGAGAGACATAAATCTAACTCTCTCAATTCTATCGGTAGGAATCTTTGCAAGAATTTCATTTACATATGGAAATTGTTCACGCAATGGTGTGTCTTCACACTGCCAATCTTCCCATGTATCATTATCTGCTTTCCATTTCTTATTCATCTCTACTGGTTTTGCAATAAATGATGGGTCTGGACGGTAACCTCGTAGTGAGATTGCTGACCATGCACCTTTTTTGTTGTAATTTGAGTAGTGATTTGTATACTCCATCGTCAATTTTTGTAGTTCGATGCGTATACGCGAGGTATCGATAGTATCAAAGTCACACTTTGCTATGGAAACCTCCTCAGCGCCGTCTATAGGCGGATGAGAACGATCCTCGAAAGAAGTGCTTGAATTGCGAAAGAATATGCTATAAATCTCTGCAAATGTTGTAATCTTACATCCAACATAATCAAATCCACAATCTTTAGCAAATTTGATAAAGTTATCATCTTCTGCCCAACCAATTAACCAACAATTTCTACTCTCATAGTTACTGATATAGTTCTTTACATTTTCTGTATGATGTGAGATGTTTTGAATAACTACATCTCCTGGTTCTTTATATCCAATAATTGGACCTGCACCATGCATTGTAATCTTTGAGCGAACTTTCGCTTCTGTAATATTAATCCAAGCATCACCTGCTTTTCTGAGTGACTTCTTATCTAAGTAGTCTGCAATATTATTCTTCTTAAATTGTGCAAAAGGACTATCCGTGTATGAATTATAGTGGTCATACTCCGTAGTAATTTCTTTTAGGTAATCTAACTGATAACCTTTCTGCCAATCTTTCATTTCTTCTGTCATTCATATGCTCCATACTCTATACTAAAACTCACAGATATTCTTGGCACTGTGACTGTTGGTTTGTGATTAACATTTGCTGGAATATATATCATTTGATTTAAACCAAGTTGACAATCATCAAAGCAATCTTCTACCCACCAATTAGTTCTCCCCTTTACCTGCCAAATATACACATCGTCAATATCACTATGAACATCAACAGTGTTTTGTTGAGGAGACATGTTAGAATATATGTGACAGTTAACTTTATCTTTATCAGAAAGTCTTCTTTTTTCGAATATAAATTTTCTAGTTTCTTCTACTTGCGGAATACACTCCGCACACAATATGATAAAGTTATCTTTGTTATGTTTTACGCCTTCCGAACCTCTCTGTTCGATTGAATATGCATATGCATATGCTACATCATTCCAATCAAATAAATCAAAGTCATATTCAAAAACTTGTCTAAAATTAGGCAACATTCAACTTCAACTTTCCTTGTAGCACTAACTTCTTTAGTTTCTTATCTCTTGCTTTTAGTCCTCTTTCTAGAACTAACTTTGATGCTCGTTGTGTAAAGTCAATACCCATCATGTGGTCATACTCATGTAGAAACACTCTAGCAGTCATACCTTCAAATCGCATGTTCTTCGCTTCACCGGTTTCATCGTAGTAACTCACAAGACAAAATTTAGGACGTTTAATTTGTAAGAACAAGAACGGCCATGTTAAGCAACCTTCTTTATAGTTGTCCATCTTATCATCAATTGTGAGAACTTGAGGATTAAACACATTCAATCTCATATCATCAGTACCCATAACAAATACTTTAGTCTTTAGACCGACTTGTGGTGCAGATAAACCGACACCACCATAGTGTTTCATGTTAGTCCATAACTGGTCAATAAGTTCTTTTGGGTCCATGAATGGATTATCAAAATCGAACTCAGGTGGTTTATTTCCTACTAAATCTTCAGCAGGTGTCAATTCTAGGATATCACTCATCATCATCTACCAGTTCATAATCGATTTCATAACCACCTTTTCGGTCAGTCCACAAATCTTCTTCACTGTCAAGAAGTTCTGCCCACCCCATAAGAATTTCATTATATTGGTCGCACTCTTCATCAGTATGGTCTTCACCATTCATAATTTCTTTAAAGCGTTCTACTGTCAAACCTTGTTCGATAATATGTTCTTCACTCACACTCATGTCTTTAGTGATTGTCATCTGATGATATTCTGTTTGTGTAAATCTCACTTCACTCATTATTTTCGTCCTCCTTCACCATCGATAATAATATTTAGGCCAGTGTTAATAAAGATTTCGCAGTCATGGTCTACCCAATCTGCTTCTTCTACACCGCTATATCCATCTTCTTCAAATAGTTCTTCAAACTCAGAGAGCATTTCTTCTGTGACATTTTTAGAACCTTCAAACTGTAACCACACACCATCATCTAGGTAATCCATATCTAGACCTTCATAGATGCCAGGTTCACATACACCATTCTCACTATCTTCTTTAAGTTCGGCGAGTTGCTCTTCGGTAACTTCACCTACCCATTTACCCCATCGCCAACCTTGGTCCATAGTGATCCAATATTTTTCACCTTCAATTTCTTTATACCAAGTTTGGATTTCAGAAATAGATTTCTTATAGTTCGGTTCTACACTAACTTTAATTAATTTTTCTTCGCTCATGTTATCATCCTAGAGTAGTTATTTGTTTTTTCAAATCTCATAATGTTAGTAAATTTATCTTGTAAGATATCACCCTTATGAGATATAACGAATGCATTGATGCCTTTGTCCATTGTATTTAGGATTTTAAGAAACTCTTCTGTTCCACTTGCATCTAGTGAACTATCGAATACTTCATCTAAAATAAGCAAGTTTGTGTTAGTTGAGTTTTTCATCTTTGCAATAGTACGCCAAGTAAACAGTAATGACAAATCAATACGCAACTTTTCACCTTCTGAAAATGATGCATACGAAAACTCATCTCTGTGGCGCGACTTGATTGTTTCTTTGAACGACCCATCTAAGTTGAATTGGACAAAGAAGTCAAGTGCTTGGAGAAAGTGATTAACATAATGATTAATCACAGGTAGATACTGATTGATAATCTTCGTTTTGATACCAGTATCTTTCAATAGGTTTGCTGAGATTTCAGAATAATATCGCTGGTCGTTCAGTTCGTTCTTAGTGTCAGATACCTTACGTTCTTCATCACGCATTTCTGCTAGTTTTTGAACATGCTCATCTGCTTCAGGTAACGTAGCATTCGCAGTTTCAATCTCAGTATTCCATTCAGCAATGCTTCTGTTGTTTGTTTGAATACGCAAGTTTAAGTCATTGACTTCTCCTTGCAGAGTTTGAATTTCATCATGAACTTTTGTAATTTGTGCTAAACGACTACGAACAGTTTCAAGTTCACCTTTTAATTGAATTTGTGCTTTGTCGAGTTCTGATAATTTATCTCTACGACTTTGAATAACATCATTCTTAAACTCTTGAGGAATGTCTTGTTTGCATGTTCCACACTCATCATTATCATTATAGAATGCAATATCATTTGCAACTTTCGTTGCAGTTCTTTTCATTTGGTCTTGGATTGATGTGAACTTTTGATACCGTCTATCGTTACTTTCTTCATCTTCAATAGTTCCTCGTAAGTCTCGTATCCGGTCCATTCGCTTTGCGATTTCTCCTTCGTAAGTTGAAATTGCGTCCTGCGCCTTGACAATGCGTTGTTTAATGTCTTCTGTCGATTTCTTGCGTTGTTCATTTATTCTCTCCAAGTAGTCTTCTTGCAGATTGATTTTCTGTCGAACCACCGACAGATTTCCTTCTGCATCTTTATACTCTTGTGCAACTTGCAATAGTTCACCGCGTAGAATATCATTCATTCTTGTGAAGATTTGAATGTCAAGTAAGTCTTCGATAATCTCTCTACGATGAGGTGCAGGAAGTTGCATAAAAGGAACGAAAGATGATGAACCAAGAACGACAATCTGCGTAAATGACTTATAGTTTAATTTGAGAATTTGCTTCTCTAAAAACTCTTGATAGTCTTTCGCCGCCGCATCTTGGTTCACCAAAACATTATTCTGATAGATTTCAAAGATAGTAGGTTTCATACCTCTGCGAATTTTATACTCCGATGAACCAATACTGAATTCAACTTCAACTAACGCATCTTTAAGATTGATGGAGTTAACTAACTGTCCAACCTTAACTTTACGAAATGGTTTACCGAACAACGCAAAAGATAAAGCATCAATGAATGTAGACTTACCAGAACCATTAGTACCAACAACTAGTGTAGTTGGTGACTTACAGATGTCTACTTCTGTAAAAGCATTACCTGTTGATAGAATATTTCTCCATCTTACTTTTTCAAATTTAATCATACTACGTTATTACTCGCTTCCACATAAAGACGTTTCATGTCAGTCTTAATGCGTTGTTTATCTGCAGTTGTATCGACTTCATCAACGTAAGTATTCAACAAATCTAACGTATCATCTAGTTTCAAATTCTTATCATCAACAAATGTCGCATCAAAGTCACTAAAGTCTTCAACTATTTTCAACTCATGAACCCCTACATTATACAACAAATCAACTACTTTGTCAAATACTTTCGCATTAATTTTGTTGATTACTACCACCTTTACATATTTGTCTTTAAAATCAGACGGATCAAAGTTCTCATATGACTTATCTCTATCGTTATATTCTAACTTTGCAAAGATTGTATAAGGGTTTTCTACGAATTCAATCTCTCTTGTTTCTGTGTCAAAGATGTGAAACCCTCTAGGATCACCATAGTCCGACCAAGTCATCTGATATGGATTACCGAGATATGTGATGTTACCTTGCGTTGACTTATGATGGAAGTGACCTGAGCATACAAGTTCAAATCTATCAAATATCTTTCTATCAAGTCCGTGGTCAAAGTTCGTGAATCCTTTATACATCGTGAACCCTCGTACTTCTAAATGACCTAACACAATCTCCGCATCGGTTTCAGAAATGACTTTCATTGTGTGGTCATAATTATCTGCACAAATCCAAGGAACGAATAAGAACTTTACATCATCTATAATTATATGCGCTGGTTCTGCGTGAATCCAAGGTTCGTTTTGACCATCAAACCCAGTGAATAAAGTTTCCATGCTATTTACTTCATTCGTGTTTTTGAAGTATGTGTCATGGTTACCAATAATCACATGTGTATCTACACCCATGCGACCTAGACGCCAGATGAAATCATGACGAAATTTCTGTAGTGTTTTGAAGTTTATGAACTTTCTTCTATCAGTAATATCACCTAAATGAATGCAATGTTTAATGTTATGCTCTTCTAGGTAAGGAAAGAAAGTGTTATCATAGAACTTAAAAAAGTAATCATTAAATACATCACTATCATTTCTGGCACCAAAGTGGGTGTCAGTTATCAATGCTATTTTCATTCACTATTTCCTCAATAAATTCTCTATGTTTTTTATAGTTGCCAGGTGGTAAAGTACTAATACCATTTTCCCACATATGCTTGAATATTTCTCTATTACCAAGACCATTTAAATAGTCACTGGCAACTTGTTTCGGTAAAAGGTCTAGACTATATAAAACTGTGTTCCAAGAAGTGTTATAGAATATATTATTGTCAGTATGCACTCCAATGTCTGTGTATTGTAGCACACGATACTGTGCAATGTCAATATATTTTTTAATATTTTCTGGTAAATGTGTTTTGTTTCTTTCTGCAACATGTTTCCAGAAAGGTGTATCTTCTCTACAGTTCACATAATGCAATCTAATAAATTCAAACATATTTCTCATAATATTCTGAATTTCTCTATTATATCCATCAGTCACATTATTAGAGAATCCTCTAGATGGTAAATGAACTGCTAGTGCTTTTGCTTGTTCTAAACCAACACCAATTGCAGTTGCTTCTAAAGGTTCGAAAAAGTGTGATGATAGTCCAATCAGAACTACATTCTTATGCCAAGTTTTATTGTAGTATCCTGCTTCAAACTTAAATTGTTTTTTTACATCAGGTTCAAAACCAAGAACTTCTTTTACTTCTTGTACTGCTTCATCGAATGTTGTAAAGTTATCATTATATGCATATCCATTACCCATTCTCGTATATGTAGGTATGCGCCACATCCAACCATTTTTCATTGCTTTGGCAGTAGTGAAACATCTATAGTTGTCACCTTCGTGTGGGCAAGGAAATGCAAACGCTGAATTTACAAACATGTCATCTTGCATTGACTGCCATTTAAACTCAGGAATCTTCTTAGCGAGAATTCTTTGAAATCCTGATGCATCGACAAACAGGTCTGCTTCATATTCATTTTCTTTACTCTGAATAGAAAGTAATCTACCATCATCTGCAAATGAAGTATCAACGATGTGGTCTTCATACACAACAATACCTAGTTGTTTACACATGCGAATGAGGAACTGATTGAGTTTAAATGTATCAAAGTGATATTGTTTAGGAAAATTAGTACCACTACTATCTACCATACTTTTTGGTGGAACCATCCATTTATTTGCCAACTCTAATGGAACATCTGAGTTGTCCATGATACCGTAGTACCCGTATGGTTCACCATGAATTGTAAGTTCGGTTTTAGTTAGAGCGTGTAAATAGTCAGAATAATCTTTTTTCCAACCCTCAAAATATACACCATATTTCAAAGTTGCATAACATTCTTTAACAATATCTTTTGGGTTTAGTCCCAGGATTTTGCGAAAGTTATCAAAATGTTCAGTAGAACTCTCACCAACTCCAACAATTGGAACTTCAGGAGAACCGACAACATAAACTGAAAGTCCAGGACGCAACTTCTTTATAGTCAATGCCGCAAATAAACCTGCATTTCCAGCACCCACTATACCAATTGTATTCATACTTATTCCTCCATAAATTCATCTAAAGCACCTGAACGCTGTTTGCGTTTAGGTTTTTCTTCAGCAAATTCTTCCTCACGTTCTTCACTATCTTGTCGAACAAAATTATCTTGCAGAAAGTCTAAGTATTGGTTTGCATAGGCACTATCATCACCATCTTGTGTGAACATAGTTTCATCGACCATCATGTTCTGAATGAGTTTTTGCTTCAGTTCAGTTTGTTTCTTTTCTTTTTGAATTCTACGCAAGAATGCATAATAGATAATTTGCGTAAAATAAGCAAAAGGATTCTTTGATTTTTCTGGATTGAAGTTATGTAAATACATTAAACAGTTTTCAATACCATCCGAAATCATATCGTGTTTATATGTATAATTAATAAAATTAGGACGATAAGATAAATGCTGTGCAATCTTTAAGAAACATTCACCCAAGTATCTTGTTACTGGTGGTTTCTGTTTTCCATCTGCTTCTGCTTTATCACAGTCTTTTCTATACTCAATTAATGCTTCTAAAAAATCTTTATTGTTAACATAATGTTCCCGTTTTTTGGGAATTTTTTTTGCACTGGTCATAATCTCTCCAATTAGTGTTTTGTTATCTTACTTGCGTTATACAAATATTCTTCTATCTCATCTTGTAGTTCGGTGTTGTCACCAGGTTCGATGCTAATATTTAAATCATCTACCATACTCTTCAATCGTTTTAATCTTTCTATACTATTTTCATCTAAGTCATCAATCATGCTAGGCGGTGTTTCTACCCTCAGTCTTTCAATTAGACGATTATAGTACATTATAACATCTTCTCTAGGTAATGTCAAGCATAAAATTTCTTTTTTTGAAATATGAAATATTTGATTACCAGAAAAAGACTCCCACGGTCCGAACGTGGCGTTTTCATATGCACCACCACCTTCTCTGTCCTGTTGCATCCACTTATGTATTAACACAGGTTCTTTTAACGTAGCATATTCTTTCTCCTCACTTACATCAATTTTTGTTATAAGAGTGTCGCCATTTTTCAACTTCACTAGTCTTACTACTTCACTCATATCTTAACCTTTATAATTTTATATTTAAATTTTTCTTCGTTATATTGTTTAATACGTTCTACAGCATGATCCAGTGTATAGTTTTTGTGGGCACCTCTACTCAAGTCATCACTAATATCATATAATGTCGCTTCTGCCTTGTTATCCCCTAGTCTCAACCCACGCCCAATAGACTGAAGATTTCTAATTTTTGATTTAGATGGTGAAGCAAAAATGATGTTATGTAAGTTCCTAATGTTAATACCAGTACTGAAAGTGCCATAACTAGCAACAATAATTGCATCAGTTTCTTTCTCTGTGATTGCACGAATGTCTTCTCTTTCATTTGCATTAACTCCTCCATAGACAAAAAATACTTTTCTATCACCAACTTTTTCTTTAATCATTTCATATAATATCTTACCGTGTTTTTCAACATACTGAAATAGTAATAGAGTATTTCCTGTTTGATCCAAAGCGAGATTTTTTATAAAGTTATTTCTTGGTGCATGTGATACAAGAAAATCCATCTCTTCTTGATAAGAGTATTTTTTAGTTGAATTTCTTACCTCATCAGAATAATTTAACATCAAACAATTAATTTTTAATTTTGCAAGTTGTCCATCTTTCATTAACTGCTTTGATGTTGTAAATCTGCGTACTTGACCAAATAATCCTTCTAACATTAACTTGTGCGTTTTTGCGTCATCTAGTGTTCCTGTCGTTCCAAAGCGCAACATAGCATTCTCACACTTCTCCATGAGCGTCTTTAGTGATGTTGCTTTAAATAGATGCGCCTCATCACCAATGACCATTGAGAAGTCTTTAAACCATGCTTTGGGTAGTTTATATACAGACTGCCAAGTTGTAATTACTATTCTCTTATCGGTGTTCTTGTCATGTCCAGAATAAATTTTATGACAATTCTCATCACTATCAAAACCATAATCTTTGAAGTCTTTATACATCTGTTCAACAAGAGAAGTTGTAGGAACAACTATAAGTACTCGTCCAGTTGTTGCTAGTCTAATTAGTCCGTAAATGATTAATGATTTACCAGAACCGGTTGGAGATAGCATCATCAATCGTTTATCATTTATTCCATCTCTTATAGCATCAACTTGATAATTTCTAGGATTAAAAGGAAGATTTAAGTCCAATAATGCCTTCACAACATCTTCTGTAGTTATTTCACTTTTTTTAACTACACTAGACTGACCCAATAGTTTATATTCTCTAGTTCGACAAAACTCTTCTAAGTGATGCATCAATCCAATATACAATTGCTTTGTCCACATATTGAATAATCTTATTTTACCATCCCACATCTTATTTCTAAATGTAGGCATAAATTCTGCACCAGGAACTTTAAACGTAAAGTACTCTGATAGTTCCATAAGAACACCAGCATCTTCACATTCTACAGTCATAAAGACTTCGTTCACTTTAGTTAGAATTATATTCATCTGTTATATCTACAAAACTCTTATATGATGCACCACACTCAGGACAAACATAGTCCGGTGTTAAAGGTCCTTCTATCTCTTCAAAATATAGTTCACCGCATATAGCACATTGATATACTTTCATTGCGTTACTGCCTCATAATACTTCATTCAATAGTTTTTCGGAATCAGAAATTGGTGCATCTAAAGGTAAACCAATATCCATTACTATTGAAATTCTTTCATTATCAGTAAGATTTGCTTCTGTCTCATGCTCTAACCAAGAAGGAATAGCAATAACACCATTTTGATATGAATTCATTATCGTAAAAGGTTCAGGACCTAAAGGTAATAACTTGTGAGGATTCGTATTATGAATTACTAAATTACCATTTTCTCCATCATGCTTAATGTACCACACAATGCTATAAAGTTTCTTCATTCTATAATGACAATGTTGACCATGATGCTCATACTTTGATGCAAAGTTCATCCATAAAGTGTGAGGTATCAAATCAACCCCATGTAAGTCAGAAAAGTATTTTATATATTTTTCTTTAAATGCATCAAGTGCAGTATCTTTAGTATCTAAAAGATTAATTCTTGATGGACTTGTGGGTCCTTTCTCTACATTTTTATAACGATGCCAATCAATATGTGCTTTTCTTAACTCATCTACCCATAAGTCAGGATCGGCAGTTATAACAGGAAACATATCTGTGTATATTTTTGTTGGAAATAACTCAACAGTGTTCATTACATTACCCCATTAGTAAACTTGTGCCATTCGATTGCATTCTTGATATCCCACCCACGCGAGTTGATGCTACGAACAACATATTCTAAGAAGTTTACAACCGTTTCATAATATACAACTTT